CCCCCCCCCCCCCCCCCCCCATGCCCTTACCCTCACTATGTGTGAGGAAGAAATGCAATTAGCATTTAAGAGAGTACAATTTAGTCCTAGACTTTATGTACATGTAAAGGAAGCTGAAGAAGCTTTGCTTGCTGATTTGAAGAAATCTATAGCAAACAAAGTACAGGGATCTGATGATCTTCTACCTTTTATCAACAAATTGTTGAGTTCTTTCGGTTATGAAACTGAAGAACAAGGTGAAGCATTAGCTCGCACTGTGATGGATACGCTAGATAGCATAGCTGAGTCTGTAATTTACGGACTTTATTTTGCCATTCGAGCGCGAGGTTGGGTTGAGCTGATCATGGTTTTTAACATGACTTGGAAAATGCTTGTACCTGGATCTATATCCATGCGAGCGGAAAAAACAGCAGCTGCGTTTACGTGGCTGAAAGAATTTGCTACTGCTGAAGGCCTTTATGAAGAGAATGATGTGCAAGGATTTGTTTCCTCACTCAAGATTATTCGTGATGGCATTAAATTTGGTAAAGACCTTGTGAAAACTAAAGTTTTCAGACATGCTGATAGGCTGATGCGTTACTGTTTATCCTTTGGATTATTTCAATCCTTTGGACTTACTTTTGACAATATGCACTTTGATGAACTGGAAGCCAAACGTATCAAGCGCGAACATACAGACAAAATTGATTTTGCCATGGAAGTTCTAGATGGATTATCTTTTATTCTAGATAGAGCTATACAGGCAGTTCACTTGAAGTCTTGGATACCGCTATTTCACAGTTCTGACACATATTCCAAGTGGGTTACAAGCGTTTTTAAATGCAAAGAGCAATTTGAATTATACAAAGCCGAACATATTTCAGGCGTATCTTATGCCACTGTTTTAGGAGATTTATCCAAGACAATTGAAGAAGGCGAAAGTATCTTCAAATTTGCTACAGAAGATTCCTTTGAAAAGAATTGTGTTTCTCGATATTTGTCGGAAATGCGACTTTTGAAGTGTAATTTACTTACCAAAGCAGACGCACAAAAGATTCGGAAGATGCCATTTACGGCATTGATCCATGGAGATTCATCCGTGGGCAAGACTTTATTCCAAGATGTTCTTTTTGAGCACTTTTCACGTATTCGTGATTTACCCCACGGTGATGAATATCGTTACAACCGAAATCCTCTTGATGCATTCTGGAGTGGTTATAATCCTGCTATGTGGTGTATTGTCTTTGACGATGCAGCCATGCTTAATCCTAACAAGATGGCAGGAATTGATCCCTCAGTTGGTGAGATGGTCTGTGTTTGTAATCCAAACCCTACCAATGCCCCCATGGCTGATTTGTCTGAGAAGGGGAAATGTCCGATTCGTTGTGAATTGGTGGTTGCTACCACTAATGTGCGCGATTTGCATGCCACGACTTATTATTCTTATCCACTTGCTCTGCAAAGACGATTTCCATATGTTATTGATGTGGAACCCCGTATTACGGGTGTAGATTGTCGCCGTAAAGATTCACCAACCATGATTGACACCAATGTGTGTCCAGCAGTTTTGCCAGGAGAATATCCTAATCAATGGAAGATCACTATTTCAGAGGTCAAAGCCAAGGCAGTTACTGGTGGAAAGACACAAGCAACCATTGTTCCTTTGGAAAATGGCGTGTATGAGGATATTTACGAATTCCTTGATTGGTTTACGGAGGCCGTTAACCAGCACGAATTGCAAACAACAGCTGTACAAGTTATAGCAAAGAACATGAAAAGTGAGATATGGAAGGAGAGTGCTTGCGCTCATTTCTTGCCTAGACATTTGTGTTCTCGCTGTAAGAATTTGGTTCAACAGGATTATTTTGATGCTCAAGAATCGAATGAAAATGATTTGGCTAATTATCTGGATACGTATCCGGAAATTTTGGAAGTCAATCAAGTTACAGGTAATTCCTTTGCGGATGAAGCAGCAGGATTGTTTGAAGAGACTACTGGTCTTTTTATTCATTCTTGTCATTACGCGATGAAACAAATTAAAGCTGGTTTAGCAACCGTTGAAAGTTTTGTTTCAGAGAAATTAAAATGTTGGCTTGTGTGTCAAATGAAAAACCAAGCAATGACTATGATTGGAAATATGGGAGATAAACTGTATAAGGCTGGTGCCGCAGTGTCCCCTCTTTTCTACGTTGTGGCAGCCATACCCTTGGCTATAGGTCTTTTATCGTTACCGAGTTTATTCTCACGAGAAGATCCTGAGCCAGTAAAGGAACCGCAAGGTGCAAATCTATCAGCGTCCATTGGTAAACGCTTTGAAACAGATAAGCCTGATGAAAAACCAAATGTTTGGTACAATAGTCAATTTGAAGCTTCTAGCTTTGATATCCCACTCATGACATCGTCGTGGAAAGGAAAGACTGTTGATGAAATTTCTCAGCTCTTGCGTAACAATATGATCAGTATCCACTTTCAGCATATATTGGAAGATGGTAATACATTTGGCGGTGATTCCCATGCTCTTGCATTGGGTGGCCACCTATATGTTACTGATTCGCATTTATTTGCGCCTGCCAAACTTTATCGATTGAAGATAGTACATGGCATGGATTGTGACGGTATGAATGTGAATAAGACCTTGACTATTGATGAGGCATCGCTATATCGTGTTCCTGGAACCGAGTTGGTGTTCTTTGAACTTGCAATTCCCCCCAAGGCAAATATCATTGATTTGATCCCTAGTGCTAGTTACTATGGGAAATTTGATGGTTTCCAAATGAAAAGAGAAAGCAATGGTTTTGTTTCTCATATGAAAGTGAAAGCTCTCCAGCTTTTACCTTCGTATATTGGAAATCCAGTGAATTTACACATGGACGTTTGGCGAGGGCAAGCCGAACACAAAACAGACAATGGTGATTGTGGAAGCACTTTGATTGGTATGAGTCCTGCGGGACCTCTGGTCATTGGCTTACATATTGCTGGTGGTGTGACAAATGAAGTCGAATCTATTCGATTGAGTAAGGAAGTTATTATCTCCGCTCAAAGACACTTTGAAACACCAATTGTCAACACAAATACAGTACGCATTGATCCTAAGAATCCTGTGCAATCCCTTCATCATAAATCAGTTTTCCGTTATATTGAGAATGGGACAGCTCAAGTTTTCGGTTCAGTTGCAATTCGACCATCATTTAAATCTGATGTTTATCCTACGGTGTTAGCTCCACATTTGGAGAAGTATGGCTGGAAACAAGCACATGGTGCTCCAGTTTTGAAAGGATATGAACCTTGGCGACAAGCAGCATTGCCTGCTGTTCAAAAGAAAGGTTTGATTGAACCTGGTCGATTGCGTCGTGCATCTAAAGCCTATTTGGCTGACTTGATTAGAAATATTCCTGATTCTGCTTTTGCGGAGTTGATGGTTTTGGATAATGGGTCTGCTTTGAATGGCACTCCGGGTGTAAAATTCCTGGAGAAGATGAATCGAAAGTCGAGTATGGGATACCCATTTAATAAATCGAAACGATTTTTCTTACTAGATGTGCCCGAATCTGATTACTGGGCAGATGCTAAAGATTTTACTCCTGAAGTTTGGGATGAAGTCGATACCATCATTAAGGATTATCAAGAAGGTCGTGTGAGTCATCCTGTGTTTGTTGGACATTTGAAAGATGAGGCTCTACCGTTCAAAAAGATTGTGGCAATGAAAACACGTGTATTTTTAATTGCACCAGCTGCTTGGACGTTAGTTGTGCGTAAATATCTTTTAACATTTGTTCGAATGTTCCAGCGATACGGTTTTGTTACTGAGGGTATGCCTGGTTTGGCAGCTCAGTCCTCTGCATGGGGACGAGTATACGATCACTTAACAAAATATGGTGACAAAAACATGGTTGCAGGCGATTTCCGAGCTTTTGATAAGGGAATGTTTGCTATCATCATGGCGGAAGTCTTTTGGATTATCCGTAAGATACATGAGCATGCAGGCTATTCGGAGGAATCTATTTTGATTATCCAATGTATTGCCGAAGACACAATTTACAATATGTGCATCTTTAATGGTGACTTAGTCATGTTTGATGGTTCAAATCCTTCGGGAGGACCCTTGACTGTTGTGATTAATTGTATTGCAAATTCGATCTACATGAGATATGTTTTTTCCGTCATTGTTATTTCAGTGGCTGTTGAACAATTTCAACTCTTTGTGGCTTTGATTACCTACGGGGATGATAATGCCATGGGAGTTCATGATGATATTCCAGAATTCAATCATACAAGCATTCAAAAAGCTTTTCTAGACATAGGTGTAGAGTACACTATGGCAGATAAGTCGGATGGATCTATTCCTTATATTCCTATTGAGAAAGTTGATTTCCTCAAGCGCAGTTGGCGTTGGGATAGTGAAATAAAGGGATGGATGGCTCCATTGGATGAAACAAGCATCAAAAAGTGTCTAATGATTGGCACTGTTAGTAAAGCCGTTTCTCGTGAATTTCAAGCGATTGCGAATATTGGTTCTGCTGTGAGAGAATATTTCTTTTACGGTCGGACCATTTATGACGAAAAGAAGTGGTTTTTCCATCAATTGGCCCAAGATGCGGACCTTGAAGCCTATGTTCAATCCTCCACTTTCCCAACTTACGATGAGTTGGTGGAAGATTGGAAGATGGCTAGTCAAATTGATGAAGAGTGGCGCACCTCGCTGTAAGGAGGTGCAACTCCGGTTTGTGCTCAACTAAACCAGATTTAATTATCAAAACCAAATTGAGTAGTGTGTGTTTGAACCTCACGTCGGACTTAGTCAGTCTGATGTGTTGCATCACCCACTTAACTTGCTAGGGCGTTCCCCAAAATCTCTTTTTAGAGAAGTGTTTAGCTAGTACACATGACTCGTGGTTAGATTAACCCGGATGAGGCTAAAAGTGAAACCTCATTTGTATAAATCACTTGCGAATTCAATTTCAAAAACGAATGATGCACATTACGTATCCTTGTGTGAAATGGAGATGCCCTCCACTCACCCCGTATTGAAAAGGCAAAATGCAAATATCGTGCAGATGGACTATGAGAGTACACCTGCAACGACTGATGTCTCCCAAGTAGAAGAACAACAAGAAAACATTACGTTTGGGGATGCGGAACCCGCTCCCCCTGTTATTGTTCCTACTATGGAAGACGCAACAAGATTTGACCGAGATGATGGGATTGCCCATTTATCTGGTTATTTATCGCGTCCAGTGTTGATTAATACCTTCACTTGGAATACAGGCGCTACAGATGTCTCGACAAATCTTTTCTATCCTTGGTATGAATTCTTCAATGATTCTCATATAAAAAACAAGTTGCATAACTTTGCTAGGTTACAGTGTAATCTTAAGCTAAAGTTTGTGATTAATGCCTCTCCATTTTATTATGGTCTGTTGAAAGTTTTTTATGATCCGTTAGTTTCGGATCGATTTGGAGGAGATTACATGCCAATCTCTCAAGCTCCTGGAGCCTGGATTACCCCTCAAGACACCACTTCGGTGGAAATGAATTTGCCATATTTTTGGCCTAGGGATTATCTAGACGTTACCTCAGGTGTCGATTTCCAGAGATTGGGTAAAATTGGTTTTTCCATATTTTCCCCATTGGATAGTGCAAATGCCGTTAGTAGTGCTGCAATCACTATTAGCTGCTATGCTTGGGCAGAAAATGTACACCTTGCAGGACCGACAGCACAAAACGCTGTTCAGGGACCCAAAGGGTATGTTTCTCGCATGTCTAACAACATTGCGACAGCTGCTCGAGCAATTTCGGTTATACCACCACTCGCTACAATTGGATCAACGGTTGCAGCTGGCGCCACTATGGTGTCAGATTTAGCGACGGCATTAGGATTTTCCAATGCTCCCAATATGAGTGATGTTTCAGCCACCCAAATGAAAACATTTCATGCTTTTGCAAATACAGAACAAGCTATGCCATTAGATAAATTGGCGCTTGATCCAGAGAATGAAGTATCCTTGGATGCTACTTCTGCTGGATTGGGTTCCGTAGATGAGCTTGCCATCTCAGAGTTCTGTGCACATGAATCATACATTGCTTCAACTGATTGGGTTACTACAGATGTTTCTACTGTCCCTTTGATGTCATATTTTGTGACACCGCGCTGGATTAATTCAGCGTTGATTGGAAGTGCAACACACTATACAATGACTCCTTCAGCTTTTGTAGCACGTAATTTTCAGTATTGGCGTGGTAGTATTTCATACCGAATCAAAATTGTGGCTTCCCAATACCACAAAGGTCGTCTTCAAGTTTCCTGGGATCCTCAGGATGATTGTTCATTGTCCTCGGACACTGAAACAACTTGTATCACGAAAATTGTGGATCTTGAAAGTGAACGAGAAATTGAATTACTCGTGCCATACAAGGCTGTGAGAGCCTGGCAAGATGTTGGGAATTATGAAACTATTAAGGCTCCAGTGAAGTTTGGCAGTGGGTCATATTCCTGGACTCCTAATAAGGGTCAACACAATGGCTGTATATCCATTCGTGTTCAAAATCAATTGAGTGCACCTGTGGCACCCAGCACTGTACGTGTTTTCGTGTTCATGAAAGCTGGACCAGATTTTGAAGTTGCGAAACCATATGATAATGCAGCTCGAATGACAGTATTGCCTGTGCAGATGCAATACGCTATGGATGGTAAATCCGTGGAATCTGAGGATGTTATCCCTAAATTCAGTGTTGGAGAGAGAGTGGCAAGTTTGAGGCAATTATTGCATCGAACTGTACATTACACTACAGCTCCTCGTTATATCAAAGACGAGACTCCTACAACTGAACAGATTTGTTTTACCACAACATGCTATCCGAAGTTTCCACAACCCTTCGGATTTGATGCCGTAACAGGAATAAATACCTGTATGAGTGTCACTATGCCCGGTACAATGCGTACAGGTAACCTCGTTCACCCTTTGCTTATTGAGCAATTGGCCAACTGCTTTGCAGGTTATCGTGGTAGTTTGAATTGGCATGTTAATCCATTACTAGTTGATGGTGAAGCTATTCCGAATTATTCTGTTGCTCGCAATGGATATTCTCAGAACTTACAGGCTAGTGTTGCAGATAACGCTTTTGCACAAAATGTATCACAGCTTTTTAAATCACCATCAAACCCCAGTTATGTAGCAGACTGGAGTACTTCAACCATCACAGCTCCTGTGGGCAAGGTTTGGCGTCGGCCTGCCGGTTTTTCCGGTATGACTGTCACCAATTCTCGCATGCAGCCAACTGTCAGTGTGGCATTGCCACAGTATTCCCAATGGCGATTTCAACCGTCATACGCTTTACAGCGTAACAAATTGGGTACTGATGAAATCTTTGATGGTTTCCGTGTAGATTATACACACATTATTAAAAGTAATGACCAAGAGAGTCGATATTCTGACCTCTTTGTGTCCGGTGGGACAGATCTCAATTACTTCTATTTTGTGTGTGTTCCAAAAATGTATCTCTATGCATTGGACGCCTTCACGGATCACTAAGTACAAAAACTCGAAAAACAACAGAGTTACCTATATGGTTATGTTGTGTCTTTTTAAGCAATTTTTCAACCTTGAAAAAGAGCGCACTTGGGGTAGTCTTGTGCGCACGATTCTTATCGTTCTATACCCTACGGAGAGGCTCCTAAAAGGAGACAGCTTGGATTTACATGGTCTAGACGTGATACCCTCTTCGGAGGGTATGAGACCGGAATTTTGCCTTGCTGCCAACTTTTAAAGAGATCCGTAGAAGAGCTACTGGT